TGAGAATATTGTACGGGCAGCGTTAATAGAATCGGTAATGGGTGCTTTTTCAATGATTCTTGTATTGAATCCTGAGTTTCTGACAATTTCCTCAATGCTGCGCCCATTAGCAGCCAAGGTTTTGTTCTGTGCATCGTGGGGCAACCATAGTGTGTCATAAACGTACCCATAGGTTTGCATCGTGGCTAAATAATGCTGAATCGTTTTTTGGCTATCTTCAATGTATCGGATCAGACGGGTTTCCATACCAACAAATTGCAGAAACCAAAGGGCTGTTGAGTCTGACCAACCCAAATCAAAGATTACATGGACAGGTTTGGCTGCATCGTATGGCACACGGGTAATGCGCCCATCTAATTCAGCCATCTGCATTTCTTTAGCAAAGACTGCGCCATCTACCGTCTGGCGGCAAATACCTTCCCAAACCGTGTTGTACGCCTCTAGATCACGATCCCGTAAGGCATCCTTTTCTAGTCTGAGCGTTTGGGGAAACCAAGGATTGTCCGACCAATTGATCTTCTGCACAATGCAATCAGATGGGGGATTCAGCACAAATCGTTGGTAAGTTTCGTCAGATTCCAACTCAGGATTAAACGTAATCCATATTTCTGAATCCTGTTTGCGGATCGTTGGGATCAGGATATTCCAAGACAATCGACTAGTAGTCTGGGCTTCCTCAACCCAGCAAATATCCACGCCTTCAAACGATTTAATGTTGGCAACATTGTTCTTTAGACCGGCAAAGGCAAACTCTGTGCCGTTTGAGCCACGGATTGATGCCTGGGTGATCTCATAGAAACCTAACAGGCCAAGAGCCTCGATCTGGTCGCACAGTAGTTTGTGAACCGAATCCTTGATAGATGTTTGAAACTCACGGGCGCAAAGAACGCGGATTGGTTTCTTAGCCCCAAGGATCAATAGCGCACGGGCCACGCCCCAAGACTTAGCCCCACCTCGACCACCATATAAGACTTTGTACCGTGACTTTTCAAATAGGCAGGCTAACTTTACTGGAAACTGAGCCTTTGCAATTGCGCCTTGAACGTCACTCATTAGTCTTTGGAGTTACAAACGATACTTCGATGCCCTGTAGCAATGGCGCACCGTCTGCACCTGTAATCTCAGTCTTGGTTGATTCCCGATACTTCTTAGGAAACCTTGCAGCCATCGAGCGTGACCAGATCGAGGCGTTTAATTTAGCTGCGCCTTGTTCCTCAATCATGTGCGTTTGGGCAATACTTTCCCACCAAACTTGCTCATATTCCTTAGCATCTGCCAAGGCGTGCATAAATTCAGGGTAACGATCACGCCAATCAAACAAAACTCTAGTGGAAAACCCTAATTCGCAAGCAATTTGTTCAACGCTTTTGCCAAGCCTGCCAAGTTCCACCACCTTATCACAAAGGGATGGATCGTACTTGGTTGGTCGGCCTACTGGATTACTCATTGCTCATCGAGTCCGAATTAGCCTGCGCCTCATCAATGTCTGCCTGAGTCTGTGGCGAGTCAATAACTTGGTTGTATTCGTTCAACAGTTCCACCGGTACGCCTGGCTGCTTTAGCAATGCCGCTACATCCTCATTTAACTCTGAAGTGTTCTGTGGCGTTGGGTATGGCAGATAGACGTTCGGATTCATTCTTGTGGCTCACTTGGGGCTGCGGCAGCTGCCTGCTTTGACATCTCAGCTAATACTTCCTCAGATGTTTTGGCAATGATTGCAGGAAACTCACGCAGGGCTGCGGCAATAAAGTTCCATTGCTGCGGTGTTAGGTCTAGAATCATTTTTTACCTTTTGCTGTTTTCGCAGCTAATTTAAAGTCTTTTGCAGATGGTGCGGCTTTGCTACCCACCTTGTTCATTTTCTCGCCTGATCCTGCTTTGATGCGCTCTTGTTTGGCGTGAATGTTTGAATAAAGTCCTGTCTTAGCCATAATTAACATTTCCAACGTTTAAGAGATGCTTTAGCACGTTCACCATCTTTAGCATTAGCAGCGACTGCACCCATCCTTGCACAAAACGATGCTTTCCGACCTTTGTCAGCCTCAGTCTTTGGTTTAGGCGCAGGTGCTTTTAAATTGCTACCTGTTTCAGCGTTGTACTTGGCTCTACCTTTGGCAGTTAACCCAGCACCTTCTTTAACAGGTAGCTTTTCACCACGCTTGACCGATAAGGATACTGACTTAGCCATTATGCACAATGAATGATTGCAAAATTAAGAACTGGGGCTTCTGACAATGATCCTGCGGTGTTGTTGTAAAGACCAATTACAGCAGTTCCTGCCGACAGGTTTGCAACGTAAGGCCAATATGCGCCACTTGTGCCACCAGATCCAACGTTAACAATCAAAACGTCTTTTGCTGAAATCATGCTGTTGGTTAGCGTAAACAATGCGGTTGCGCCAGCACCAAGTGCTGCACCGTTCATTGTGATCTTACCGGCTGACTTGTTTAGCGTCACGCCAGTTGATTTGCTTGTGGCTTGTGTAACTGCGCCCTGGGCATCTGCCGCATAGCCAATTTCTGCGATTGCGTAAACGGTAGTGAACTCTGGGTCAGCGTAAGCTACGCCAGTTGCAATTGAATTTGACATGATATTCCTTTAGATTTGAACAAAACAAACGTCTTTCCAAGACATTACAAGGTATTTTTCCTGCCCTTCGTGGTATTCGTGATAACTCAGGTATTCATCGTTACCCATCGTACCAAAGCGAACGAAATCGCCCACTTGTACTTTATCTGCGGCTTTCGGCCCGACTGCTATGACCGTACCCATATTATCTTTCTCAGACATGATTACGTCAATAATCGTGCTTTTTACCCGTGGTTGCGGTTTGACAACAATTTTGTCTTGTAATGGTCTAATCACCTGAACCCCCAATAATTGTAGGGATGTGATCTGCTTTGGCAGGTCTGCCACGCTTTTTCATTACTTCTGGGTACGGTTCAACGTTTACAACGATTTTGCTGTATTCGCCGCACCAATCGCTTTGATGCTTGTTGAACGTTTCGGGATAGCGTCTGCACAGCCCCATAAGATCACCACGCCGCCAAAATAGACAGTCGTAGCATGAGGCACTAGAATTGATAGCAGCCATTCATAACTCCTATTATGTTTGGTTAGAAAGCCCAATAATTGCGAGTTATTGGGTTTTCGATTTAATCGCCACGCTTATGTTCGTAGCAAATCCCTTCTGTGCGGCCTGTGTCAAATTTCTTGTCTTTGCCCACGGCATCCATCTTGCCCATTCCAACACCGTCTTTTTTCATTTCTTTGCGCTCGACCTTAGTGTCTGATGATGCTGCACCGGCTGGGCGTTTGAAGTCGTTACCGTATTTCATGGTGATTTCCTTATTTCAAGAATCTAAGTTTGTACAACGTGCTGTTAATTAAGTCTGCAATTTCATCAATAATGTTTTGCAATTCTGTGTCTTTAGGCAGATGTTCTCTGCTTTCCTCGACAAACTCTTTCAAACCTTCAAAATACTTGACCGGCTCTCGTTCACCGTGAAAGTCTGATGGAAACTTTTTGATTTGATCGTATTTGCCTTGGTACGATTCAGCGTAAGTATCAACCAGGTCAATGATTTGGTTGTAATACTTCCGCAAAGCCTTGTGTTTTGCGTATGAATCCGTAGCAAAATGCTGAAAATGGGCAACCGTGCCGCTATGCAGCAAAACGGAGATAAAAGCGGCAGCGTCTTTTTCCATTGCTATATTGTGCTTAATTTATTCAAGAATTGCAATCACAATTGTACAACCACCGCCTTTTTTGATCTTTCCCCTAGCTATCTCGATCTTGTCGAATTGACCGTCATCATCAAATACGCCTGCGTCTTGCAAAGCGTCAAATAAGCCCTTGAGCCGGTTATCTAGGTCAATGCTGCGCTTATCCCGTGGAAAGATTGTAATGATCGCTTGTAGCCTATTAGAGCCAAAACTAGGCACTTTGTTGACCGTAACGTATTCTTGCACCGCTAGTTTGTAATCTTTACCACCTTGGCTTAAAACCATCCTGCCCCTAAAGTTGCGCCAATAAGTGTTCATTGATGGCGGTAATGATAACTGCAGCGTGGCAATCATCTAATCCCCACAATAACAAGAAATACCTTCTTCATCGGGGTCAAATATGGTTTTTTGATCTGCTGCAAATTTAACCATGCTTGCGTAGCCTGGTCGATCTTGCCTGAATACGTTGCCACTTGCCCTTGTTGCTAAGGCTAATCCTTCCATATTTGCCCACCATATTGCCCGTTCTGGTCTTTCGGCAATTAACGTGGCTACCTGATTGGCTGGCTTTAAAAAACACAAATCACAATTGCCTGCCAAAGTGCGCCCGTTGTACGTTGGCAGTTCAAGATTAAAAGATTGTTTATCCCAAAACTCAGAAATGTCTTTAATTGTTACTCCGGCCGTAAATAATGGAATCCTACGTTTGTCTAAAATCTTAGCCGCACGCCTTGCCTCGTCATATCTCAATCCCATCCAGCCAGACTGATTTTCTACATCTGATTTAGTCCAATCTTCAAATAATCCTGTTTGAACCAAAAAACACGCCATTGTGCGTATTTTTAATTCTGATGTGCAATATCTTGTAACTGGGTTTGGCAAATACTGGCGTTTACGGATTAAAGCCTCAAAAGGTTCACCGTTTCTTGCTGCTGTTTCATAAGTAACTTCTTTGTACCGCAATGCTGGGTCATCATGGTCTTGGTATTCCAACCAATGTATTGGTACATTCCAATTTACAGAACAGTCATTAACAAATTTAAGCGTTGCTTCTTCTTCTTTACCTGTGTTGGCAAAACAAACAATAGCCTCTTTAGGCAACACCCCATTATGAGCGTCTAAAATCATTTTTAGCATATAAGCTGACGTTCTACCGCCGCTAAAACTAATTGATGTTGGCTCTGTGATTAAATATGGATTTAGCATTTAATTAAATTACGCTCAAACAACTCGCCAATCGTGCGCCGGTGCGCCATTTCCCAAAATTCTCTACGTTGTTCTTTACTCAATTTATTGCCTTGGTCCAAGTCCATGTGGCAACTAAAGCATAATGCCGCAACCCTGTAATCTGATGCTTTGATGCCTTTTCCCTTACCGTCTGCTAGTTGGTTTGAATGGGCCGCAACCACAGTTCCATCTTCGGTTTCGCAAAGTTGGCACGGCAGCTGGCGGCAAGCAACTAAGAGTTTGGGGTTTCTATACATTTATGTTCTGCCCATTCTTGCAGGTTAACTACGGCAATCTGCATATCCACCGCAAAATCAGCGGCAACATCAAATTGGCCTTTTAAAATTGCGTTTTGATATTGATGCGTCAATTTTTTAAGTTTAATTAAGCTTTCAGAATAGTCGATCATTTGGTTATTTTCTCTAATTGTCGATTGTTATATTGTTCAACTTTGTAAGATTCAAACCGCATTTTGGCACTTTCAAGCCGCCATTTGAGCGTTTCAGCCGTTTCTGTAGCCTCGCCTATAGCTTTGCATAGGTTTTGGTATTCAGGGCTTGCAAGGGCTTCTTTTTCTTGACCGCCAATTGTTGTTTCTTTTGATTTGCTCATCATAATTGCCCGTAGGCTGTGCTTATATGCCTCCAGTTCAGCAACTCGACCTTTAGCTTGACCATAAATCGGTGCTGTGTTGTATATGTAATCTATTGCATCGTGCTGGTCTTTCATATCAAATCCATCTGCTTTGGCATAACCTTCCATTCCCTTTCGGCCCGACCAGATTTGCTTTGCACGTTGCGCCCAGTTAACAGGATTTCATGGTTGCGTTCTAATTCACTAAGCCGCCTCGCAACCTGGTTGCCATCAAGACCTGTAATCGTGGCTATCCCGTCTTTTCCTTGTGGGCCATACTTGCATAAGGCTTGGATGATAATCGTGGCGTGTTGAGCCGCTAAAGACTTTGCAGAGTCAGCAGCAGCCCAACTGGTGGCGGGATCGGTGTTTCTTGCAACTTGATTCATCCCAATTTTTCCTTTGTCTTGTTTGCGTAGTGCATGGCAACATCATAGGCAATACGGTTTGCTTCAATGCTCAAATCAGGTTTGCGTTCCAATTCTTTAGTAATACGTTTAATTTCTTGTTTAAGATCATCAATGACTTTTTGATGATCTGGATCAATGTTGCTGTAATCCTCTGCCCAAATTGTCAGCACAAGGTATGCACGTTCAATTAAGGCAAGTTGACTAACCAATTGTTTATTAGTCATAGCATCATTAATGATAAAAGTGGAAAAAAACCAAACACCAATGCAAGCATAAGCAGGCCAACAACCCAAGCAATAGGCGGTATGCGTTCGTCAGCCCGTGTGTAGCGTGTTTGGCAACGCATTGTGCGAGTGGTGCGGCCTGTCCAGTTAGGATCGCCCAAGTCAGTCAAAAAAGGCCAGTTGTGCTTATTCATAATCTTCCTCGTTTGATGTCACGGTTTCGATATGATTGATGTCAATAAAGTGTGTGTACATTGAGCAAACGCAATTTTCAACATCTTCAGCGTCAATCTTGATGTAAGGTTCACCGTTTGAATCTAGTTTTACACCGTCTGCAAATTGATCCATCAATTCAGCAATTTTTTTGTCTGTTAACTCATAGGTTAACTGACGCATCAATTCACGCTTGCCTTCGTCTGTCAATTGGATGTATGAATATTTCATTTTATTTACCTTGTAACAAACGAGTTGCTTCTGATTTCAATTCTTTGTTGCTGATTTCTGAAAAATCAACGCCTTCCATCATCAACTTCATGTGCAAATCAAATGCCTGATCGCAATCAAGAGTTGGAAACCATTTCATCAAGTCTTTTGTTACTTTGTTCATTTTATTTACCTTTTATCGTGGTGTATGGCGTTGTTGCCATGTGCAAATATTAAGATAGCTAAACAATCAATGCAAGCGTTATTTATAGGGACAAACCCTAAGTGTTGTATTTTTGTTGGAGGGTGCGGGTACTCGCTGAACAAGGAGTGTGAGGGACACGGCTTTCCCCGCAGTTACATCTTACTGGAAAGTCATGCGTTTGTACGCTTGTCTGGTTCGTTCTACATCACCGGCACAATACTTTGCAATGTCTTGGATACGCCCAGCTTGGTAAAAATCCCAAACCATTGAACCGTCAATTTCCTCGCCAATCTCGCTGCCTTTTAACGGGATGTTGAAGATTTTGCACAACTTGTCTAACGAAACACGGTTGCCGTGGCCTGCCCAGGCTGTCATTGTGTCAAAGATTGATTCATCCCATGGTTTTGCATTAAACGGGATCATCATTGGCGGCTTAACGTTGTTCATTACTGAGCGTTGAAACATAAACCGTAGATCAAAGTTGACAATGTTATGCCCAATAAATTTAGGCCGCTGCTGTGACGATGGTTTGTATTCATCCATTAAGCATTGATAAAACGTATTCAAAATATCCGACTCAGAGCCTCCACAAATGGCTAGGGGCGCATTGTCATCAATAGCATAGCCTATGCAGCATATCTGCCCTAAACCACCGTCAAAAGACGTTTTACGGTATGTGGCATCAAAGTCAGCGTCAAGTTTGTCTTGTTCTGCTTTGATGTAAGCGTCAATTTTTTCTTGATCTTTGTAATTGCTGGGTGCTTTGATTGATAGCTTTTGCTTTGCAATGTCAGCTTTGATTAACTCAATCGTTTGTGCGTCTTGTGCCGGTATTGTTTCAATATCAAAATAAATGTTCATTTAGTCACCTGTTTAGCTAATTGTTTAAGCATCTCGATTGCATCTTGCAAATCTTGCATAGCCCGTGCATCTAAGACCATGCCTTCGTACCATTGCTGGATGCGCCAACTAATTAAAATTGCTTCTTCTGCTTGATTCATGTCAGAAAGGCACAGAATCGTCATCAACTGGCGCAACGTTGCCTTCTTTAATCTCACGGTACGCATCTGGTTTGGGTTTGCTAGATTGCGGTACATCTTGAGCCGATCCCAACATTTGCATATCGTTCAACACAATTTCAGTTGTGTATTGGTCAACACCGTCTTTGTTAACCCATTTGCGAGTTGTAAACTTTCCCGCAACATAGACTTGTGAACCTTTTTTTAACCAATCACCGCAAATACCGGCTAGTTTGCCAAACGAACTCACTCTGACCCATTCGGTGTTTTTAACTTGTTCGCCGTTTTGTTTTTTGTATTCAGAACTTACGCCAATCCTAAAATTACAAATAGCGTTACCGTCTGCCGAATACCGTACTTCAGGATCAGCAGCTAAATATCCAATGAACGTGCAGTTGTTTAATGAATTAGCCATTTTTGCTCTCCAATTGAACTTTGATACCGTCATACATCATTTTCAAAACTTCTTTTTGTTCCGCAGGTGCTTGTTTGTACCATTTGGCAAAACACGCTTTTAAACTGTCCAAATCGGTTTTTGCAACCATTTCATCAACAGCACCATCCATGTCAATCAACGTCACAACTGGCGGCTTTGGGGGAGTTTTAACGGCAGCTTGACCATCATCATCTTCTGATGCAATGCCAAGTGCAGCTTGCAGGCTATAACGTTTTGCATACGAAATTGCTGAACCGTATCCTTGAGCGTCTTGCTTACTTGCCGGAATAAACAATGTGCCGCAGGACATTTCTTGCCCCGATTCGTGAATCAATACCGTTTCTACAGCAACACCACCATCAGCGGTGTGCAGTTTTTGCACAAACGCTAAACCGTTGCCAGACAACGCAGGCCGCACGGAATCAATGACTGATGCCAAGCTAGAGTATGCAGATTTAAAATGGGGATTTTTTGAATCTTTTGCTGCGTGGTTCATAGCAGCCTGGGCTTTCACTAATGACTTTGCTAGTTCGTTCATGTATCACCTTTATCGTGGTAAGTAGCAAATTGCTACAGATTGATATTAAGCCATCTAAACTTGTATTGCAAGCGGAAAACTCGATTTAAAAAAAATAGTTGAGTTTCTTTTACAACAAATGTTAAGATAGCTTTATGAACACAACAGACATTATTGAAACTTTAGGCGGTACATTTGCCGTTGCTAAGATGTGTGGGGTAACTCCACCAGCTGTTAGCCAATGGCGTACCAATGGTATTCCGGTCAACAAACTGGTCTTGATTGCCATGCAACTTGAAAAAAAATCTAACGGTCAATGGACTAGAAAAGAAATTCCAAACTGGAAACAAATCTGGCCTAAGTTGCGATAAACTTGAATTGCCTTTAGCAAGCAGAAACGAATACTGGTAAGGGTCTAGTTTCATCAGCCCAGCTTTAGGGCTTGGCACATCGGAAAGACGATGGCATAATAAGCTATCCCTTGGCGGGGATAAAAATTCAGCAAGACTTAGACGGGATACTGCTGGTGCTGACCAGTCCGCCAACACCTTAACCGGTGAGTATCTCGCCTAAGTCTTTTTTTTTGGGCTTGCCATGCACTATTACCAGTTCAATATCGGTGACTACAACAAGCACACGATGCATTTGTCCCCAATTGAGGACATTACATATCGCAGGCTTTTGGATATGTATTACGACACAGAATTGCCAATACCCAACGATATCCCGTGGGTTAGCCGTAGGTTACGAATAGAGGCAGGCATTGTTAAATCTGTGTTGTTAGAGTTCTTTGAACCATCTGATGATGGGTATAAAAATCATCGGGCAGACTTAGAAATAGCTGCCTATCATGGGTTTTTAGAAAAGCAAAAGTCTAATGGAATCAAGGGCGGTAGACCAAAGAAAACCCACGGGATACCCAAGCCTAACCCAAGCCTAACCCAAAATAACCCTAAACAAGAAACACTAAACACTAACCAACAACCATTAACCATTAAACATAAATTAATAAAAGATAACTACGTTTCGCCAATAGGCGTATTACCTGAAGTATGGCAAGATTTTGTTCAGCAACGGAAAGCAAAGAAAGCCGCTATAACTGAAACAGCTATAAAAGGCATAGAGCGCGAGGCCAATAAAGCAGGCATCACTTTAAATGCTGCATTGCAAGAAATATGCGCTAGAGGATGGACAGGGTTCAAGGCTGAATGGGTACAAAAAGGCAACAAGACAGAGCATCAACTTAGACAAGACGCAACAGCTAAAGCTATCTTTGGTGACACATCTGTAATTGAAATGGAGGCTTTCAATGTTGCCAATCGCTTGGATTGATAAGATGTTTGCCAGACTTCAGGGCATTTATGGTCGGGAATTTACAAGCCAGTTTTCAGTTATTGATGCAAACGGCAATGACGTTGGGATGGCTAATGCCAAACAGGTTTGGGCTGAAGAACTGGCAGGGTTTGTTGATAAACCTGAGGCCATTGCTTTTGTGCTGAAGAACCTGCCAGACCGTGTGCCAAACGCCATTAAGTTTCGGGATATGTGCAGGCAAGCACCAGTTAAGACCCTTGACTTGCAGCTTGGTTATCAAAAGATAGAGATTGACGATATAACAGCCAAAGAAAATTTGGAAAAAATAAGACAAATGATAAGTAGCAGCAACATATTCAATAAAATATGTTAAGCTAACTAAACATTAGACACGGAAAATATATGACAACAATTCAAAAAATTATCAATTACTGTCAAGAGCCTCGATCAACAAAAGAAATTGCAATTTATCTTGGCATGAATAAAGACACGATCTATACGCATTTGAACAACCTACAGCGTAATGGAATCATTGAAAAACGTGGTGATGGCAGGCGTAGGATTGCACCTGCTACGTTTGTTGTGACTCGACAAGCACCAAAAGCTACCGAATCAACTGAAGATTACGAAAACCTTGTTATCACCCACGCTCACGCACCTTTTGGATTACATCTATGAACGATAAATTTGATTATTTTGTGCTTGGTTACATCTTTGGTTTGGTAATGTGTTTTATTGTTTTGAAACTTCAGGGGGCAATATGAACAAGGCCGATTACATCCATTTGTTTAAAGAGGCTTGCGCTGGCAAATG